TTCTAAAATAATTTCTAAAAATCTTTAAAATAATTTCTAAAATAATTTCTAAAAATCTCTAAAATAATTTCTAAAAAAATCTTAAAAATAATTTCTAAAAAAATCTTAAAAATAATTTGTCAAAAAATCTCAAAATTATTTTTAAAAATAATTTGTTGTGAAATCTCGTAATAATTCGGCACTTCAAAATATTTTATTAAAAAATTAAAATATATTTTAATAAAATGTTATTGGTAAATTTCTCATAATTATTTTATAATTTAGAATCTTATGGATATGTGATATCCATAGGATTGCTTCCTATGATATGTCTTGTTTAAATGAATGATGTTAAAAAATTCAATTTTTTTTCTTAGGTAGTGGGTCACATAGCTCGTGCGGTTCATATTTACTAGGTCTATTACTAAAATATGCATTACGGCATGAATTAATGTTTTTGAAATCTAGGAATTTATTAGTGGCTTCTTCGAAACTTTCACCAGCCAGTCTCCTAATAATAAAATTACATGAATAAACCCCACATTCGGACTTATCACGTTGATACTTATTCTTGTTCACTTTATATATTGGATTTCGACCATTTTTTTGTTTATAATATGTGTTAAATTTTTGGATAACATCATTAATGTGCTCAATTGGACCTTTGCCAGTAGAATCACAAAAGTTTATTTCGCCTTCTTGTAAATCTATATACATAGCTACCCAATGAGAACCAGGATCACCGTGAACATCGTGATTAAATACTACACCTATTTTGTTTATTCCTTCTCTAGACATTTTATCATAATTTATATTGGACAATTCACAAAAAGGTAATTTATCACAATCCAATGGAACAGCACCTACAAAATGAAAATCGAGATATATTTTTTCATATTTTTTCATAATATTTTCGATGTGTTCTGTCCCTAACCATTCAGTTGATTTGCGAGGACCTTCAACTTTGCCTCCGATACTTCCACCTGTTTGAGGGAGTATCTTATCTACTATTTGATTCATCAAATATTGACGTGATAAATTATTCTTATCATCTCCACATATTTTATTAAAACGTTCATATAATTCTCTTAATAAAAATGTTTTATCGAATTTCTTCAATTCAATAAATTGCACATCCGATTGAATCTTAGTTGGCAATAGATCTAATTTACTATCAAAAATACAACGATTGAACCCTTTAACTATTTCGATTACTTGTTCGGGTGTCAAATAGTTAGAAGTATGAGATTCTGTCCTGCGTGTATTCATTTGTTTATAATAAATAAGTGAGATTTTTGAGGCTTTCTGGAAGGAAGAACTATATCAAAAGTTACGTTTTATATAGTTTTTAAATGAATAATAAAATAATTGATTTTAATAAGTAAATATTTAAAGTTATAAATAGATACTAACAAATATATATTAATACATCGAAAATGGATATAGTTAGATGCATAGACGATATTGAGAAAATATTATCTGATCTTGATTTGAAATCAGATATGACAGAAGATGAAAAAGCAGATATTGTTGAGTTTGTAGCTGACACGATTCATCAATTTGACGATTCTATCAAATTGGATACACTTAGTTTTATCGTAGACCATGTAATAACCGATAAATGCGAAAAATATTATAGATATATTGCAACTCCAATTCTACCTAAGAAAATTACCAAGACAGAACAATCAAAATCATCAAAACAATCAGAACAATCAGATTCTCTAGATCCTTTAGATCCATTAGATCCATTAGATCCTCTATTATCTCTGACTGGCATAGATTTTGATGACAATGATAGTACCGATGATGCTTATGTGGATAATTTTATTTGTCCTGAAAACACACGCAATGATAAAATTAATTTGGGATCATATATTGATTTGATTTCACATGTTCATGATTACAAACATTTGAAATATCGAGAAGAAGAATACAATCGTAGACATAATCGTGTTTTAGAAATTAAAAAAATACCACAATATGAACAAAAATCAATAAAATGGTTAGAACAACGTAAAAAATGTCTAACTGCAACTGCGGTTTCAACTGCATTAGATGAGGATCCTTATGAGTTACCTGCCGAACTATTACTAGATAAAACGGGAAGAGGTCCCAAATTCGAGTCAAATGAAAATACTTACAATGGAGTAAAGTATGAACAGGCGGGTACTATGTTTTATGGTTTTAGAAATAATGTTAATGTTGGTGAATACGGTCTGATTCAACATTCAAAATATCCTTTTATTGGCGCCAGTCCAGATGGTATCTGTGAAAATACTTGTAAGAATAATAAAAATATATCAAAATTAGTAGGTAGATTATTGGAAATCAAATTTCCAAATAGACGCAAAATTTTGACGGAGGGTCGCTTGGATGGGGATATATGTCCTCATCAGTATTTTGTACAGGTACAGACACAGTTATTTGTGACGGAAATGGACGAATGTGATTTTTTTCAGGCACAGATTGAAGAATATGAATCATGGGATGATTTTATTGCTGATTCCCACCCTCAAATTCCAGGTCTATCTAAGAAAACTAATTTAGAAAAAGGGTGTCTCATACAACTTTTAGAAAAAAAACTGGTTAGTGGTGACAGAGATAATTGCATTTATAACTCAAAACATATCCACCCAGATAAATTGCATATGACTCCTGAAGAAACGCAACAATGGATAGGATATCAATTAATGAGATTCCATGAAAATCCTTTATCACAAGAATATGTGATTGACCGAGTCATTTATTGGAGATTTTCTAAGGTCACTTGTAATCTCATTAAGGCGGATCCAGCATATTTTAAATCAATAATACCAACTCTTCGACAATTCTGGAATTATGTCATATTTTATCGCAAGCACACTAAAGAGATGGATAAATTAGAAAAATATATTAAAGACATCGGTGCAGATAGTACTGCAGACATCTTTAAAAAAGTACATAATGATTTTATCAAATATTATCCAGATACTAAAACTAAACCTTTGTATCAAGAAGAAAATCCATGGAGAACAGAATTCAAAGCTAAAAAACAAAAAACCCAACAGTTCCTAAAATACTTAGAAAATAAAAAAAATAAATCTTAGTAAGATATTTGTAATATTTGAACTATTTAAGGTAGCAATTAAAAAAAGATTATTATTAGTGTTTATAAGTATAAACACTAATAATACAAAAATATGGATACATATGAAAAAACGTAATATATGTAGTTATGGATGCGTTTAAATTAATAACATAAACTATTACCAAGAGGTATGGCTGCCAATGCACCTAGAATAAAACCTAGCGAATATCGTGTTTTCATATTTGTATAGACTTCGTTCCATGCATTTATTTCTTGTGGTGTCTTAAGATAATTTGACATTTTATCTGATTTAGGCATTAATACATAATAAATTATTGTTACAATTAGTGTAATTGCAAAGAATAAAGTAATTGTATGGAATCGGTTATTAGTTCGGACACTACCTAGATTACTAGTCAATATGAAATAAGACAATACTAATCCCAATAATAAACCCTGAATATAGAGATTTGCCCGCTCACTAGCAATCTTTTGATATGCGACTGCGGTTTCTTTGGGTAGAATATTTTTTAATTTATCTGCTGATTGTTTGGAAGTAAGTGAAGTAGCGATACTTGCACCAACTAAACCAATACCTACAATACCGGATATAACACAATTCATCTTATATATTATACATATATTTTTACATATTCAGTCATCATATATATAATTATAACGTAATATTATTAATCATCCCAATCAACTTCATATATTCCTTTTTTCTTGTTAAAACTAATACAACTAATCGATTTAATTTGCATAATAACCGTGTCATACATAATTTCACTTTTGTTTTTTCCAAATTTCTTATTTCGTAAACCATCACTAATTTCATTGACAAGATAATTTCGGTTCTTTTCAATGAGTTTATTTTTTATTTTCTTTTTAAAAGGGAGTTGACTAACATATTCTTTGATTTTCATTATTTTATGGAATTCTTTAAGTTTCGTCCATGGCCTCTTGAATGTTATAGTATCAAGATCTTTACAATATTCATCTAGAACCATTTTTTCGCATCCGGTATTATATGGTACAAACTTGGATCCTTTATTAGTCGGAGGTTTACCATTTATACGCGTTGATAAATATTCAAGATATTCTTTGATGATAACACATTCGCTATATTTATATTCATTGTAAAACTCTGATTCC